TTAAAGAAGTTACCAACATTAAGATTATTAGTAAAATCTACATTTTCAAATCCAGGTAAGAATTGTTTCTTTAATTTCTTATAAAATTCCTGTAAGAATAATACACTAAGGTTAGTAACTGTTTCTCCAATTTTATGAGATGTAGGAACAGAGTTTCTAAACTCAGTTGGATCACCATTTGGGCTAGTAATAAAAGTAGCAACACCCACATTATATTGTGTTACGCCACTAAAACCACGAATACAACCACTAAATGTAGTTGCTGTTTTGCTAGTATATGTAATAATCTCATCATTTATCCTTAACAATCCATACTGGGCAGGATATCCTTCTGTTGGAAATGGATTAGTCGCTGATGATAATGTAATTTCAGTAGATGTATCATCAATGTCTTCATTTAAAGTAGTACTACCACTTATAACATCCGATGTTAAATTATCAACTTTAAGGTATTGGTCAAAATTATTCAGTATATCTCCAGGAGAACCTTGAGCATCTTGTGAAAGATAATAAGTTTTAAGAAAATCTTCCGCTAAAGGAAAATCAGACCTTAAAAATTCAGGTAATTGGTTTTCAATTATCTGATTTAATTTTACTCTTGTATCAATATCTAACATCCTTTACTTCCTCTCCAGTTCCCCATTAGCATAACTTGATGTGTAATAATCCCTTGAGAATACGACTCCAGAAACATCTTCCCCAGAAGCAATAACGTCCTTAACCATATTTATCGTAGTATTAGAAGTGTTAAATGTAAGATAAAGATCCTTTAACCCAAGAACATCATTAGACTCTGGGAATGCTTGTACCTCAATTATTTCATTAGCAGCAACTGTTTCTGTTATATTGATGGTATTTAAAATTATCTCACCCTTAAGATAATCAACAGTACCTACAGATTTAACAATAACTTTAAGTTCATCTGTTTGACTTCTAGTAATTGCACTTAAAACACCTTTATTACTACCATCTAAAGATCCATCTGGGTTCTTATTTGGAACATCTGTCAAGAATAAGATGTCATTACTACCATTAATTTTAAAACCAGTACTCTTTATATTAAATCCTTCAGGATTAATATGGAATCTATTACCAAAACATAACTCATATTGTGCAAATTGATTAGTAAGAACTTTCATATCTCTTCTAATAATCACTTTAGTGATATTTGAAGTAATTGAATCATCAACCCTATCAATTAACTGTAAGATCTTACTATACTTAAATCTACCACCAAATTTATTAATATCAATATTATTTGAATAAGTGTCAAGAGCAGCACTTACATTTGCTTTTAATCCAGAAGGATTAGAATTATACGCACTGTTAAAGTAAACTGTTGAATGAAGTTCAACATATAGAACTTTAAGGTCTACAATATCAGCATTTATACCTGCAACAGCATAATTTTTAAGTTTATTCTTAATCTGCAACTTATCAAAGTCGGAAACATAAGTTCCATTCTTTGGTTTAATGCTGATTTGAACCTTACCAAATTGTGGTGGGTTTAATTCTTCACCACCAACAACAGAAACTGACTCTGTTCTAGGGTAGATACTCTCTATTATTGCTTCATAATCTCTAGCAGTAACTGCTCTATATTGAGAAGAATACAATCTAGGAGCATAATATTTAATTGAAGAAAGGTTTTCTATTTCAGCACCATTTCCAGAACCTCTAATAGTATTAACTGATATTGAACTAAAAGGTTTTATTGATTTTGTTCCAACAAGAGTAGGATCACCATCTAAGAATCCACCTTGGAAATCAAATTGACTAGCACCATTACCCTCTTCACCATCACAAACAATATAATTAACAATTACTTTATCATTACTAAGTGGTGTTCCTGTGGTATTTTCTTTACCAATAGCTTCTGATCCTAATGGTTTACCAACTATTCCATCACCAAACATTATTTCATGTTTTTCATCTGATATTTCTTGTAGGAAATATATTTCAGAGTTCTTATTAACATTAATTATATTATCAACTCTTTTCCATTCAGTACCTATTGGAGATCCTATATCATCTTGATCTTTTGATCCAACATTAACTGTGATTGTAGAAGTATCAATATCAGGATTATCTAATATAAATCTCTGATCTTCATTAGCAGCATATAAAAATGTTCTTGAAAGGAAAGTTCCTTGAACAATTTCTATAGGTTGAGTAGGAGAACCAAATTGTGCTTTATAGATATTTCTTCCATTTTCTATACGATCAATTATTGCAGGTGAGGAATGAGATTCTGTTACTGAAAATCTAAATGAAGTGTCATTCGTTTGTCCTACACATATTAAACCTGGCTTTAAGTATACCCTCTTTAAACGCTCTGTAGAGACGTTTGGATCTTCACCCTCTACTTCTACCGTAAACCAAACAGATGCCCTTGCAGCAGTTTTTGAACGGGGTACATAACCTATATTACGAGCAAGTGATATAACATTTTCTCTCAAAGTTGCTGAATCTAAGAAAGACTCATTTGCTAATAAATTAGCGTTAAATGAATTAAGGTAAGTGTTATATGCTAGTGTATCAATTAAGACAGAAAAATTAGATCCTTCAAAGTCAAAATCTGTAAAATTAGAGTTTGATCTAAGATAATCCTTAATTTGTGCCTTTATTTCATCAAAATCTAGGCTTGTGTACTGGGTGAACGCCATTATATTATCTGGTAGGTTCTAGTAGGAATGTAAATGACTGAGTTGGAACGTCTAATCCAACTATGTCGAAGAATATTGTTGCTTCAAATGCATTATTATCTACGTATGGATCTAATTGAACATTAACATTATTAATTCTTGGTTCATAATTAGATAATGTTTCTTTTATTTGATCCTCAATGATAGTTAGTAAGGTTGGGTGGAAGTTTTCAAATAAACTATCACGGATATTTGTTCCAATATCTGGTCTAAAAAACCTTTCTGTTGGTATAGTTTCGATCAAATTACGAACTGATCTAATAATTGCACGTTCATTTATTAAAGAAGGCAAGTCTTTAGTAACAGGATGCGGTTTAAAAGATAAACTTATGTCCTTAAACGCCCTAGATTTTCGTAGAATAGGCATAGAAAGGTATATTTAATACTATTTTCTTGTTTTATTTAGACACGAAATATAAAATTTTATATTAGGCATAAAAAAACGCCCTTTCGGGCGTGTTTTTTTATCTTCCTTGACCTCTATATCTCTTTTTTGCCTTATTTCGAGAGGATGCAGAGTATTTTGTGTGTTTTCCTCTGCCTTGAGATGTTTTTTTAGGAGTTGGTTCTAATTCAACACTTCCCCATACACCTGTTTTAGTCTTGACTGCCATAATAACGTAAAATTAAAGTTTTTGTGTTTCTATTCTGAGTGATTTAGGGTTTATAACACCTTCTTTACCACGATTTAGGTAATATTCCTTAGCATAATCTTCCATAAGATCAAACATAGCATCTTTACCTATCTTATCGTGTATTAATTGGTCATTAAGATAGATGTTATAAACTTCCATATTAGATTACCCTTGTCTTTTCGTGTCCAACACGTACACGAGGGTCACACCAGATCTCAAATCCTGCTTCTTTTGCATCTAAACAGAAAGAAACATCTTCTCCGCACATATCTTGAACCTCACCAGACTCAAATACCTGCATTTTTGGTGCGAACCAAGGATAAGGCATCTCTTTGTGCTCAAATACACCTTTCTTGATTAATAACCAACCAAACCCACTGTAGTCAACAGTAAAAGGCTTCTTACGCTTAGAAATGCTCTCTAGGGTCTCGTGGTTCATAACGCCACCATTGGTGCGGAAATCGTCTTCCTCCAACCAATGTGCCACAGATGTAGTCTTACCATCCTCAGTGCAATACCAACCCCCTGCGATGTCCTGATCCATCAATACAATCTGCCAGAACTTCTCAGTATTGAATACAATGTCACTATCAATCCATAATTGGTAGTCATATGGTAGTTGACCTTGCCAAGGTTCTTGATCAGGACCTTTCAATACATTAGCACCTAAGCACTTACAACGTGCGAAGTTGACCATTGATGAATAGTCTTGACTTATTTGTATAGAAGCACCTGCTTGAACTAAATCAAAACTTAGTTGTACAAATGCTTTTAAGAAAGTATATGAAACTCCTCTTCCTGGTAAACAGAATACGACTGTTTTACCTTTAACCATCTCTCGTGCTTTATCATAATCGAACTCAGGTTCTTTGGCTTTGACGGGAGATTTTGCTTTTACAGTAAATCCTTTTTTTGCCATAATGTTGTGTAATTACATTCATATCATACAACATTATATAGCGAATGTCAACTTAAAAATAGTTTAGTGATATCAGTACTCTTCTCTTTTGATCAGTACAAGTTGAACTGCTATGTTCTTCAAAACCATTGAACATTAGTAATCTATTTTCAATACTTTCAATACGAGTTCCATCATTTAATTCAGTAAAACCATCATTAGTATTCAAATATAAAAGAGCAGCAGTATGATCATAATCTAAGTCTCTATGTCTTTTATGAATAATCTGTTTACCTTGATTAGTATACATTATTAATCTTGCTCTTTTAATCGCCCGAATACCTAACTCATGGCACAACTTACCTAAGTGAGTATTAAACCAAGGACTTTCTACTTCAAAGTTATCGGGATTATAAAAACTATGAATAAAGTAATAATCAGGTTCATCACTACCTTTTGCAACTCCATCTTGATAAGACCATTTAAGATCTCCTTCCAGAAACTCTTCCTTTAACCAATTAAAATAATCCTTTTCAAGAAAATTGTCTTTTACAATGTGTTCCATAATATCGAGCCACGAGGTGCTAACGAGGTGTTTTAAAAGTAATTGATATTAATTACTAGACGTTCCTTTGCATCAGTACACGTTGTACTATGATGATCCAATGAACCATCAAACAATGCTACCCGATTACAAACACTATCAACCTTAGTGCCATCTTCAAAACCAGTATATCCATTACTATCGTTTAAGTATAATAACGCTGCCTTTATAGGATACTGAGCATCTTTATGAGTTTCGTGTTTAATTAATACAGTTTGATTCACATATAACAATGCACGTATTCGTACAAGGGAACGAACTTTCAATGCTTCGAGTATGGGGAGAAATTGATCGAACGTCTGGAAAGAATCTTCTATAGG